TACTATCAGTCGTACAATTGTGGATGATAGACATGAGACGGCGGTATTTCGTGCTATTGGCTTTAATCGTATTGATATCATGTCGATATATATAAATCACGAAATAATCTTACATGATATAAACAGCGACTACCTCTGTTAGTCAAATCTATCAACCATGAATCGACTTCGCGTCGATTCTTTTTTATTTGACGTAAAAATGAGGCTAGAAATCCTGTACGTTCAGCGTTTGTAGCTTCATTGAAACGTCAGAGCGGGTTTTTAGAGATTTGAGTAACAGCTGGTCAGAAATTAGAGACAGCGGACTACAAACCGCTTAAAACACGACAGAGACGAGATATCTAACAGTACGAGAGTGACTGCGAGCACTCTTGTACGCAAAAGAAAGGAGCTGAAAAATGGCAGCGAAAAACAAACAGATCAAAAAAATCATTAGCTGGGTAGTTGGACTACCAGCCGCAATAATCGCAATGAGCGAGCCAACAGACTTGCGCCTCTGGTGGGTGCAATTCGTGGCAATCGCGGTGCTGGCGGTCGTATTGTTCGCCAACGGTGTGTTCGACGAAACTATCCAAGAATTAAAATCGCGAAAGGAGATTTGGCGATGAAGATACACGTAAACGTGATGCCGTCACCAGTTCAGCTGGTGCCGGTACATAAGCGCGAGCCACTTGACAGGGTGATTGACAGGCTACGCGAGTTGGACGACCACGACTTCGACAAGTCGGTTAAAGCAGCGAAGTGGCTACGAATTTTTGACAAAGGAATGAAGTGGATTGAGGGCAAGTTTTATGGACGAAAATAGTTTGCTTGAGAAATTGGAAAACCTAATCGATCCGACATTTCTTGACCGAGCTTTGGCGGGGGAGGCGTAAGTGGCAGACGCTTACTATAGCCGACCAGAGTGGTCATATTCGTCAATGAAGTTGATTCTCGACCACGACATCGATTATGCGGTCGCCGCTAAACGTGGAGACCTGCCAGACCTAGACAGCAAAGCTATCGATTTGGGACAGCTAGTGCATATGCTAGCGCTTGGCGGCGAGGATCAATTCGCCATCAGCCCGTTTGAAAACTTCTACTCGAAAGAGTCCAAGGCGTGGCGCGACGAACAAAAAGCCGCCGGCAAACACATTATCACTCTGGATATGTTCAAAGCCGCTGATCAGATTTTGAAGAATATCGAGAACCACCCGCTAGCGAAGCAATACATTTTTGCTAAGGGTGCGACATTCGAGCATGAGATGTATGCTCGCACCGCCGATGGCGTAGACATGAAAGGCAAAGCGGACGTACTGATTCGCACTAATGAATCGGCCATGATAACCGACCTGAAAACTACCGCAAAGTTCGACAAGTTTTTCAAAACTGCGCAGTCAATGCACTACGATTTGCAGTCAGCAGTTTACACGCTGGTGACGGCATCAAGCTTAGAGCTAGACCCAGCGTTAGTCAAGTTTGTCTACTGCGTGGTTGAAGCCGTCGCGCCGTACCGCGTGCAGTTCATGATTGCCGGCATCGATTTTGTTGAAGCTGGTGAACGCAAGCTGCGTACGTGTGTTGACGAGATCATAAAGTTTGGCGACAGCGAGCCGAACTTCCTTATCGAGGAAGTGAGGGAGCTAGGCGACTGGAGCTTATAAAAGAAAGGAGAATATGAAAGTCTTTAATAGTTTAGATCCGACCGAAAAACCATCAATTCTGATGGTTGTGTACGGCGAGGGCGGTGTTGGTAAAACAACGTTTGCAGCCACCGCACCACGACCGATTATCGCTGACTGCGAAAACGGTAGTAAATACTTCGGACTTCGCGGCATCGCGGCCGACGTGGCGCTGATTGAAAAATGGGACGATATGCAGGAGTTCATGCAAATTGCACTCACTGAAGACTACGACACGGTAATCATCGACCCGATTGGCGAGCTGATGGAGAAGTTGATCGCCTACATGCGAAATAGAGCCGACAGCAAACTTGTCCAGCGTGACGGCAACCCGACCATGGCTGGCTGGGGCTGGCTGAAATCGACCATGCGAAACTTTCTGAAAACCATGCGCGACAGCGGCAAGCATATTGTCATCGTGGCGCACGTTCAGGAGAAAGACGACGACGGCCGCGTCATTAAACGTCCAATGGTCGCCACAAGATTATCTGAGGAACTGGTCAATCTGGTGGATATCGTCGGCTACATGACGACGATCAATGATACCGAAACTGGCGACACTAAGCGATTGATTATCGTTGACCCAGCCAGCGACAAGTACGTCGCCAAAGACCGCACTGGCCGGCTAGGCCGCTACATTGAGCCAGATTTCACGAAAATCGTCGATGGAGTAAGAGGCGACGCTGAGTACGCGTGGATTGCACCGGCGCCGACATTGGCAAGCCGAGAACAGATTGAAGCGGCTGCCAAACCAACCATTCCAAGCTCACGCGTCGAGATGACTGACGCTCGCCTTGGTAAATCTGAAGCAGACAGGAAATAAAGGAGGAACATGTCACAACTACAAGAATACGTCGATTCACAAGTCGCAACAATATCACCGTTCAAAGTGAAATCTCAAGAATTGCTTGAGCAGGCCAAAGCCAAAGAGATAATTGACGACGCTACCGCCAAAGAAGCAGTTGCTATCCGCAAGCTGATCACCTCACACCGCACCGAAGTCAAGAACGCTCGGCTGGCGATCACTCGCAACTTTGACAGCGTCAAATCGCAATTTATCGACGCTGAAAAGGATGTTCTCGCACCGGCCGAAGAAGCCCTGGAGAATATCAGTCAAAAGATTCTAGCCTACCAGGAGGAGCAGGAGCGACTGGCAAAAGAGGAAGCGGCACGCGTTGAGGCTATCTGCGCCAAGTTCGCTACCAACGCCAAATCACTACGCAGCCAGAAAGCCTGCGACGAGCGAGGCGCTGAATTGAAGCAGGTATTCGCTGAGTTGCCAGAAGCTGATCAGAACCACGCTGAAATCAAGCTGGCATTTACCAAAGCCATCAACGAGTTGTTGACGCGTAAAGATGAATTGACGACCGCTGAACGCGACGAAGCTGAAGCAGCCAAGCTGGCAGCACAGCGTAAACGCGAACAGGAGATTGCAGAGGCTGAAGCAGCCAAAGCCGCTAAATCGCAGAAGCCAGCCGTCAAATCTGGCATTAAAACCAAGACGGTGTTCACGGTCACCAACCCTGAATTAGTGCCGCGCTATCTCTGCGAGCCAAGCGACAAACTAATCCGCGAAGCCATCGCCAATGGATTACGTGAAATCCCAGGCGTGGAGATTCGCGAAGAAAAGAGTTTCTAAATATGGCAGCAATAAATAGCGTAACTCTAATCGGTCGCGTCGTCCGAGACATTGAGGTCAAAACGACGAATAGCGGCAAGTCCGTAGCCTCATTCGCACTAGCGGTTGACGGCTACGGCAAGGATGCCGACGCTAGTTTCATCGATTGTGTCGCCTGGAATAAGGCAGCTGAACTGCTGGCAGAATATGCACCGAAAGGCAAGCAAATTGGCATAACCGGCAGATTGCAAACGAGAATCTGGGAGAAGGACGACATCAAGCGTAAAGCCACTGAAGTCATTATCGATCAGTTCCAGTTCTTGAGCGATGCAAAGGGTAGCGGCAATAACGCCGCGCCAGCTACCGAGCGATACGCCGAAGATGATGCTAAAGCGGCAAATGCTACAACCAACCAAGCGGCGAAACCAGTAGAGGATATCGACCTCGACACGCCAATTGATTTGAGCGAAATACCATTTTAAGGAAAGGAGAATCATGGCAGGAACGGAAGCCGGCGGCAGAAAAGCTGCCGCAACAATTCTCGCGAAAAACCCAAACTTCTACCGTGAAATCGGCAGAAAGGGTGGATCGAGATCAAGAGGCAGCAAAACAGGCTTTGCACTCAATCGGGAAGCAGCTCGTATTTGCGGCCGAATCAGCAAGCGTAGACCTAAACAAGACGCTGAGCTAGCTGAATTTGAAAAAACCGCACCGTACGGCAGATGTAGTATGTGTAATTTGGCACTCGTTAAATCTGATGCAGAGCGAAAAGACTATCCAGACATGCACGAAACCTGCATGTATGAGAGGTTTGGAGATTGAGGAGTCGTGACTAAAAAAGCACTTCGCAAGAAACAACGCCGCAAACGCAAGAAGTTGGAGGCTACATGACGTCTCTAATGAATTGCGCATTCACGGTTCGCTGGAGCGACGAGAAGAACAAACCGCACGCGAAAACCTACGCTACCGAAGCCGACGCTAAGCGAGCCAAGAAATGGCTGCTGGAGCACGGCGTTCGGAGCGTAGACATCGCTGTCAAGATAAATAATAAGCCAGCCGGCAGTCTGAAAGACGACAAACAGTCTGAGACTGAGGCTGAGCAGAAAGGATTTTGGTGGGAGAAGTGAGCAGTATCGTTTCGCTAACCAAGCAGCAGATCGCTGTATATAAAATGGCGCAGAAGCCAACGCCGCAGAACAAGGTTCTGGAGAATGTCAAGCTAGAGGTCGTTGAGCAGGAAAAAGGCATATATAAAGCCACGCTCATCGCTACAGACGGCTATAAGCTGATCCGCCGCGAGGTTGATGCCGAGCCTGGTGCAAAAGCCTGCTCAATGAACATCCCGCAAAGCGTTCTCGTTGCCGCTGATAAAGTCATGAAGACTGACTTTGACCGAGCGTATGTTCACGACGGCAAAATTATTGTTCGCACAAATCCGTACGGCGAAATGTTGCCGATTGACGAGAGTTTCCCGATTAAAGCCGAGATTCCATTCCAAGAGCAAACCGAGCTGCGTTTTCCAGAAACGCGCCCGTTTGTCGAGCAAAAAAGTTCAGAGGCGTTTCCTGTAAAGTCTGTTGTGGTCAACCCTAAACTGCTTATCGAGGCACTGCGACAGTTCAAGCAGAGCGATGGCATGATGGGCGGCGTAGTCATTCACGTCGGCAAATATGATGAGCCAATCTTGATAAAATCATCGCCAGATTATGCTTGGGACGGAAACGAGATTGTGGCTGGCGTTGCACCGATAAAATCTGACGACGCATAAA